AACTACGGCAATCATTGGATTGGTTGCATCTGGTGCAGTACCACTACCAGCAGCCATTGCTGCAGTGCTTGGTGCTAACATTGGAACGACTGGTACTATTTGGTTGGCAGGTGCTCTTGTCTCGGATGGTATGCCAAAGGGTGATACATTGCGAATTGCAATGGCTCATACTGGTGTGAATCTTCTAATGGCGATATCATTGTTACCATTTGTTCGACCTATCGCAGCATGGATTACTAAGGTTACAACATAATCCTACACGCCCAGTAGAAAAAGAGCACTTCGGTGTTCTTTTTTTGTTTACGTTTTATTATAAATAGTGTATAGTAAATCTGTATGGAGAGTGTTATGCTTAAATTTAAATCCTTTTTAGAGGAGGGTACGGTGGCTGTAGGCGGACTACAATACGAAGCAAAAGTACGAAAAGCAGTTAAAGCCACCTTAGCTAAAATAAAAAATCCAGATCTAAAGCTTAAGCCAGATCTTTCTGGAGGATTTGATAGTACTGTAGTAGATATGTACATGCAGCTTCATGGTAAAGAAATCGGCATTGAAATTAAAATGGATAAGAATGCTCAGATGGGAGGATCATCTGTTAAGTTCGATGGAAGAAACTGGTCACTTGCTGAAAAAGGTAAAAAGAATATTGATGCTGACACTCAGGAACTTTTAATCAAAGCAGGTCAAGCTAAAGTTAAAGAATATAAAAATTTGATGGCTCATCTAAAAACCTATGACCCAAAGAAACTTCATGCAAATATCAAGCAAATTCCATTTAGATGTACTAAACCAGCATGGGAACAAGCAGTTAAAGCAGGAAAACTAAAACCTACAAATACAACTGTAAAGTTCAATACTAAATTTATTCATGACTGGTATGCTGGTAAAGATTGCTATTACATTCAAATTGGCAAGCTAGGTTTATTCTACTTGAAGAAAAATCCTCTTAATCTTCCAATTCCACAGTTATCTGGTGAGATAGAAATTTATATGAGATTGGTAAGAGGTGGTGCATCAATGTTAAAGACTGGAGAATTTAAAGGAGAAAATGTCTCTACTGTTAACTTAAGAGCTCAAGGTAACTTAAAGCTTAAAGCAGTTAAGTCTCCGTATTCATTAGATAATGAAAAAGATTGTGAAGTTATTTTAAATCATATGCTAGGCATTAAATAATGGAAAATTTTAGTTCTTATATTACAGAACAAAAAAATACTCATATGACTCACATAGAAGATAAAGTTATCTATGGAGGAGTTAAAGGTGCTCGTGATGCTATTATGGCATTACGCTCTATGCGTGATATGTTAGGAGGACAACATGATGGCAACGTATCTATTAAATGGGACGGCGCTCCTGCTGTGTTTGCTGGGACTGATCCTAGTGATGGTCGATTCTTCGTGGCGAAGAAAGGGATCTTTAACAAATCTCCCAAAGTATACAAGAGTAATGCTGACGTTGATGCTGATGCTAGTGGCGATCTTGCTACTAAGCTTAAACTCGCTTTACAATATTTACCCGCACTTGGCATAAAAGGAGTAGTTCAAGGTGATTTCTTGTTTTCTAAAGAAGACGTTAAAAAGCAAAAGATTAAAGGTAAGGAATATATTACCTTCCACCCTAATACAATCGTATATGCAGTACCGGCAGGCACAGCAATGGCCAAGGAGATCTCAAGTACCAAGATCGGGATCGTATGGCATACACAGTACGAAGGCTCCTCGTTCGAAACGATGAAAGCCTCATATGGTGTTAATGTTTCAGCTCTTAAAAAATCTAAAAATGTATGGTCACAAGATGCAATGTTACGTGACATGACAAACCTAACAATGTCAAAGAAAGACACCGAGGAAGTGAATGAATATCTTAGTGCTGCAGGTAAAATCTTTAATCAAATTAGTGGCTCAACATTGCGTCAGCTTGAAAATAATCAAGAGCTTGCAAGGATTATTGAAACTTACAATAACACCTTTGTACGTAAAGGTCAAGTTATTCAAAACACGAGTACACACGTTGCTGGACTCATTCGTTACATCAAAGGAAAGTACAATACCGAAATATCTAAGCGGAAAACAACCGCAGGAAAAGCAGCTCAGCAAAAAAAGCTAAATGAAGTTTTACAGTTTTTCTCTCAACAAAACAGAAAATCTTTACAAAAGATGTTTGATTTACAAAAATATATAGTTTTAGCAAAGTTAAAAATTATAAATATACTTAATAAATTGAATAATGTAAGCACATTCCTTAAGACTAAAAACGGATTTAGAGTAACAGGTCAAGAGGGTTATGTTGCTATCGATAAACTTGGTGGTGATGCAGTGAAAATTGTTGACCGTATGGAGTTTTCATACGCTAACTTTTCACCCGATACATTAAAAGGATGGGACAAACCAGGAAGGACTTAGCAATGGCTGAGAAGCTATTAAGGTTTAAAGACCTATACACAGCAGAATATCGTCCAGGCGAAGACGAGCTTACTAACTATCGTGCAATGAAACGTAAAAAGCATATGTACGAAGCTCTGACTATTCAACAAAGATTATCCAGAAAACGACTAATGAAAAGACTCAAGCCAAAGATTGAGCTTGGTCGTAAACGCGCGAAGCGTAAGATGGCTGATAAAAAGAAATTAGAGAAAAGAGCTACAAGGCAAGCTAGAACTTTTCTCTTAAAGAAAATGACTAAAGGTATTGCAAAAGGCGATATGTCTTATAATAAAAGGCAAGAAATTGAAAAGCGTTTAGAAAAACCTGCAGTGAAACAGCGTATTAAGATGCTCGCTCGTAAGTTGTTTAAAGACGTACGTAAGAAAGAGGTTGAACGTAAAAAAGGATGATTAGCTCTTTTAAAACGTATTTAGTTGAAGAGGAAAAAACTCTCTATTTTGTGTGGGGAAGAATGAATCCTCCTACTGCTGGCCATGAAAAGCTTTTAGATTTCTTGAAATCTAAATCCGGTAGGAATCCCTTTAGAGTTTATCTTACACAGACTGCAGATAACAATAAGAATCCTATTTCATTTGTTGACAAAGTAAAATTTGCTCGCAAAGGATTTCCTCAATACGCTCGTCAAATTATGATGAATAAAAAACTAAAAACTATTTTCGATGCTATGGCATCTTTTTATAATGAAGGATTTAAGAGAATAGTAATAGTAGCTGGTAGCGACCGAGTAATGGAATACGATCTACTTTTGAATAAATATAACGGTAAAAAAGGTAAACACGGCTTTTACAATTTTGAAAAGATTTCAGTGCTAAGTGCTGGAAACCGCGATCCAGAATCAAAAGGTGTTGACGGTGTATCTGGTACTAAGTTAAGAGGATATGCAGAGGATGGAGACTTCACGCAGTTTATGCAGAATATGCCAAAGAAGCTTTCAAACTCAGATGCGAAGAAAGTATTTAATGCTGTACGCAAAGGCCTAGGACTAAAAGAAGAAAAACAATTTAAGAATCATATTCAACTTAAACCAGTTTCAGAAACAAGAGAAGCATATATTTCAGGACAGTTGTTCTCAGTTGGTGACTCAGTTGTTATGAAAGAAACATCACAGGTTGCAACCATTGAACAGCTAGGTAGCAACTATGTAATAGTAGAGGCAAATGGAATGAAGTTTAGAAAATGGCTAGATGATATTGAATTACTCGAATCAGAAAAATATTACTCCGGTGTTTCTAAATCAACTGCAGACAAAAGAAAAGCACACTTTAAAAAACATGGTGATAAACCTGATGATCAAAAGAGTGCTTATAAGCCAGCACCTGGTGATGCTACTGCAAAAACAAAGCCAAGTAAGCATACACTAAAGTTCAAGCAGATGTATGGTGAACAAAATGCAGAGATGGCAAAAGCAAGAATTGATCGCGAGAAAAAAGCTGATAAAATTAAGCATGATCGCATGATGGATAGAGCACGAATGAGAGACACACTTAAAAAGAACAGGGAAACAAAATGATTAGGTTTAGTCAATACCTCTCAGAGGAAGAAAAGAAGGGTCTTGCAGCTAAGGCTGAAAAGTCTGGCATGCCAATCGGTATCCTTCGTAAAGTTTATAACCGTGGAATGGCTGCATGGAAAACTGGTCATAGACCAGGAACAACACCACAACAATGGGCTATGGCACGTGTCAATTCATTTGTAACTAAATCCTCAGGCACTTGGGGAAAGGCAGATAAAGATCTAGCCGCAAAGGTAAGAGGATAAAATGAGAACATTCGATGAAATCAGAGAAGGTTATACATCTATGGCTCAACAACGAGCTGTATGGGCTACTCGTAAAGATGGCGGCAAAGGCCATCCGGATAATAAAAAGAAAAAATCTAAAAAAGAAGATGTGGCTGTCAAAGAACAAGATGAAGTCAATGAATTAGATACTTCTACTTTAGTTTCTTATAGAAAAAAAGCTAATAAGCAAAGATACAGTAATAACATTTCAAAGAGAACTCAAAGAACTGCTGGTGTTGATAGAGCTGAT